CAGAAGTGGCAGCTCGAGAACGCGTGGAAGGCGCTCAATGCGCATCCGATGTTCGGGGACGCCGCGCGTGGGGAGAAGGCAGCGGAGAAGAAGGCGTGAGGACCTCGACAGTGGACGACGACGACGAGGACGACCTGGACGACGACCTCGATCTCGACATCGACGACGACGAGGAAGAGGACGACGAGGACGACGACTTCGAATGGTGACGGCGTGACATGTCCCTATCCAGACTGTGCTGATCCGCTCGGCCACGTACACGTGACGGGGCCCGTCGCGCCCTGCTACGAGTACCTGCGCTCGGAGCGCAATCTCAACGTGGCCCGGATCGCGATCGACGCCGCGATCAAGCAGGCAAAGGCGGAGGGCCGGCCGTCCATCAACGGGGAAGAGGTCCGCGCCGCCCTGGGCGACTTCCTCCGCCCGCACTCCTTCGCAGCCGACTGCTGGTGCGGCGAGGTCCTGCCGTGACGACGTCGACGCCGGCGCTGCCCGCCGGATCCCCGGAGGCCTTCGTCGAGGACCTCCGCGCGCGCCGGGCCGACCGGCTGCAGGGCCTGGTCCGGCTCTTCCCACGGAATCAGCCGATCGCCTCCGACATCGATCCCGACTCCTGCATGCGCCGCCAGGTCCTCGAGCTCGTCGAGTGGCAGAAGAAGGAGCCGATCCCCGCCGATCGCCAGGGCCGCCTGCAGGCCGGCGACGACGCGGAGCAGCGCGGCCTCAAGGAGCTGCGCGAGATGGGCTACCGCGTGACGAAGGAGCAGGTGCCGTTCGAGCTGCTCGATCGCCGGACGAAGGAGCCCGTCCTCCGCGGGAAGATCGACGCCTTCGTCGAGATCACCGGGACCCGCCTGGACGTGCCCGTCGAGGCGAAGTCGATGGAGCCGCACGTCTACGACGCGATCGACACCGTCGAGGACCTCTCGTTCTTCTGGTGGACGAAGAAGTACCTGTCGCAGATGCAGGCCTACCTGATCGGCTACGAGCGGCCCTGGGGCCTCTTCTGGCTCACCAACCTCCGCGGCGACTGGAAGCCGATCCTCGTGCGCCTCGACTACGCGTTCGCGGAGCGCGTCTGGTCGTACGCGGAGAACATCGTCGCCGCGGTGAAGGATTACCGCGCGGGCGGGCCGCCGCCGCCCTTCACCCGCGACCCCACCGAGTGCACGCGGTGCCCGTTCTTCGGCCGCGCCTGCCAGCCACCGATCCACGAGGAGGGCGCCACCGTCATCGAGGACGAATACCTCGAGGCCGCGCTCGGAAACCGCTTCCGGCTTGAGCAACCCGCGGCCGAGTTCAGGACCCTCGACAAGCGGATCAAGGAGCGGCTGCTGCTGGGCCCCGAGTTCCAGATCTGCGGGCCCTTCGTCGTCCACATCACCGACCGCCGCGGCCGCGAAGGGATGTATCGCCACGTGGACATCCAGAAGGTCGGCACCGGCCGGCCGGAGTAGGAGGAACTGTGAAGCGTAAGACCAGGCGCCCCGGCGACGCGGTTGATCTGAACCGCGAGATCGACCGGAGCCTGACGCGGATCGAGAAGAAGGTCGGGGATCTCTCGTCGTACGTCGCCTACGCGAACAAGCACCTCGGCAAGACGATGCGCGACCGCTGGGAGTTGATGAAGGCCTGCAAGGCCGCCTATGCGGCGGTCGCCCCGCGCTTCAAGAACGGGCGTCGCGTCTCGGCACGGACGCTCGCGAAGCTCACACGCGCCCAGATCGGCGCCAGCTGGGATTACCAGCGCGTCGGCCTGGCCCACAGGCTCGCGAGGGCGCTCGCTGAGGCCACCCGATGAAGCAGCTTCGTATCTCGCCCGACCTCGTTCTGCCGCTCGACACCGTCACGTCAACGCTGATCGCCTACGGCGGGAAGGGCATGGGCAAGACGAACCTCGGCTCCGTCCTGGTCGAGGAGTTGACCCGGTGCGGACTGCGCTGGGCCTGGCTGGATCCGCTCGGCGTCTCCTGGGGCCTGCGCCATTCCGCCGACGGCCGCGGGCCTGGCGTCGAATGCCTGATCCTCGGGGGCCTCCACGGCGACGTGCCGATCCTGCCCGCCGGCGGAGCGGCCGTCGCCGACGTCGTGGTCGACGAGTCCACTAACGTCCTCGTCGACTTCTCCCGGAAGCCCTCCGGCGAGATGTGGACGATCGGCGAGAAGATCTCGTTCGTCACCGCCTACACGCTGCGCCTCTTCCAGCGTCAGGGCGAGATCATCGACGGCCGGCGCCGCGCCCCTCTCTTCCAGGTCCTCGACGAGGCCGCGCGCTACATCCCCCAGAGCATCCCGCACGGCGAGGCCGAGCTGGCGAAGTGCGTCGGCGCCTGGAACCAGCTCGTCGAGGAGGGCCGCAATGTCGGCGTGGGCGTCGGCCTCCTGACCCAGCGCAGCGCCCGAATGAACAAGTCGGTGTCCGAGCTCGCGGACGCGATGTTCGCTTTCCGGACGGTCGGCCCCAACTCGCTCGAGGCGGTCCTCGACTGGCTTGGAGAGCACGTCGAGAAGAAGCACGTGCAGGAGCTGGCCGTCACCGTCCGGTCCCTGGAGCGGGGCCGCGCCCTCGTCGTCTCGCCGGGCTGGCTGAAGTTCGAGGGCGTGGTCAAGGTCCGCATGCGCGAGACCTTCGACTCCAGCGCGACGGTGAAGCACGGCGAGCGGGCGCGCACTGCCCGCGGCGAAGGCGCCAAGCCGAACCTGGCCAGGATCCGCGAGCGCATGGCCGAGGCCATCGAGCGCGTGAAGGCTGACGACCCGCGCGAACTGAAGAAGGCGGTCGCCGAGCTGCGCGCCCAGGTGGCCAAGCTGGAGAAGGCCAAGGCGGCGCCGGCCACGACGAAGGAAGACCCGGCCGCGCGCCGTCAAGACGCGGCCCGGATCCGCGCACTCACCAGTGCGCTGGGGGCTGCCATGAAGTTCGTCATCGAGATCTCGGCCGAGGGCTTTTTGAAAGCCGCGGGCGACAAGGTCGACCCGGCTGAGATCCAGAAGGCGCTCGACGTCGCGCTGCAGAACATCACGAAAACCATCGAGCGAAAGCTCGACGCCAGGAATCACGAGGTCTTGCGGCTGCGCCTGGAGGGCCAGCGCGTGCTGCGGGCGCTGAAGGCCGCCGTCGGTGATGACGTGGCCGTGGCGGTCAACGTCAAGCACAACGAGCCATTCACCGTGTCGCCGCCGCCGCCGAGGCCTCCTACGGCGACCAAGCGGACCCCCGCGGGCGACGGGGCGATCGGTAGCGGCGAACGCACCGTCCTCACCGCGGTCGCCCAGCACCAGGCCGGCGTCACGCGCGAGCAGCTCACCGTCCTGACCGGCTACAAGCGCTCGAGCCGCGACACGTACCTGCAGCGCCTGCGCTCCGGCGGCCTGGTCGACCAGCAGGGCGACACGATCCTGGCCACCGACGCCGGTCTCGCCGCCCTCGGCGCCGACTTCGAGCCGCTGCCCACCGGATCCGCCCTGCGCGAGTACTGGCGTGGCCGGCTCCCAGGTGGCGAGCTGCGCCTCTATGAGGTGCTCATCGACGCGTACCCGAAGGCCGTCGACCGCGACGCGCTGAGCGAGGCCACCGACTACAAGCGGTCGTCGCGGGACACCTACCTGCAGCGGCTCAACGCCCGGCAGCTGATCGAGCTCGTCGGCCGTGGGGCCGTGCGCGCTTCATCCCAACTCTTCGAGGAGGCCTGACATGCCCGAACACCCTCTCGCGTTTCTGCTCGCCCCGAAGGAGCCGCCGAAGCGGTCTCCCGTCGGCCAGAAGATGGACGTCGCCTTCGACTGCATCAGCAAGCTCTACACGATCGTCCCGGCGGCGCACTCGACCACGCCGGCCCTCGCGGCCGCAGCCCTCCACGAGATGGAGACCTTCCTCCTCGAGGCGGCCGAGCACCTCCGGCAGGCCCAGGCCGATATCGAGTTCGACCCCGTCGCGGCCACCACGCCCGTGCCCGTGAGGAAGGAGGTCACGCCATGACGCTCGCCCGCGGTCACTCTCGCTGCCGGGCCTGCCAGGCCGTCATCCGCTGGGCGAAGACGGAGAACGGCAAGCCCATCCCAATGGACCCCGACCCGGTGCCCGACGGCAACTACGTCGTCACGACGCAAGGCGTCGCGCACGCCCTCAAGAAGAACGAGGAGGCGACGGGCGAGACCTGGGTCTCCCACTTCGCGACGTGTCCCAAGCGTGAACAGTTCCAGCAGCGCCGCAATCCCGCGGCCGCCGCCCACTCAGGAGGTCGATGATGACGACAGCTCTCCCCACGCCCACCACCACCACGACGAAGACGAAGGGCGACCAGGCGCCAGTCCCGGCGCCGTCCGCGTACCAGTCCGTGTCCCCCGAAACGCTCGTCGCATCTCCGACGAACCCGCGCAAGCTCTTCGACGCCGTCGAACTGGCCGAGCTCGCGAAGAGCATCAAGGAGGTCGGCATCGTCGAGCCGATCATCGTGCGAGTCGCCAAGGCTGCGAAGAACGACCTCGACGACGGCGTGCGGCTCGAGATCGTCGCCGGCGAGCGGCGCTGGCGCGCGGCCAAGCTGGCCGAGCTCGCGGAGGTCCCGGTCCTCATCCGGCCGCTCACCGACGTGCAGGTCTTGGAGATCCAGGTGATCGAGAACCTGCAGCGGAAGGACCTCAGCGCCCTCGAGCAGGCGGACGGCTACCGCCAGCTGATCAAGGCCGGCTACGACGTCGCGCGCATCGCCAGCCGCATCGGTCGCTCGGCAAAGTACGTCTACGACCGTCTGAAGTTGCTCGGGCTGACGAATGAGGCAAAGGAGCTGCTCCGCGAGGGGCGGATCTCGGCCGGCCACGCCATTCTCCTCGCGCGCCTGAAGCCGGCCGACCAGGAGCGGGCGATCGAGGCCGGCGTCTTCACCGAAGAACGTCTCCTCGCCTTCGCGGGTGACGAGCAGCCCGACAACGGCGAGAAGGCGGTCAGCGTGCGCGAGCTCGAGGACTGGATCGACCGCCACGTCCGCTTCGATGCCGCCGAGGCGGACCCGGTGCTCTTCCCCGAGACGGTCGCCACGGTCGCGGCCGCCACGGCGGAGAAGGAGAAGGTCGTCCGCGTCACCCACAGCGAGATGACGCCTGACGAGTTGCGCAAGGGGCCCACGGCAATCCTCGGCCGGTCGTGGAAGCGCGCCGACGGCCT